ACCGTGAGCGGATCTGCCACGGCATCGGCGGCCGAGTAATCCGGCACAGTGCCATAGACGTGCTTGGCGCACTCACGCGCTGCCGACTCCATTAACCGCAAGATCAGCGCATTGTCATCATTGTGCGTAACCGAAAGCGCCGCTTTGACGTCTTCAAGCGTAAGCATTACTGAAGCGACTCAGCGTAAGCGACTGCGGCCGGGTCTGTGTCGACGTGACCAGAGGCCTGTGCAACAGCTAAATCTGCCGCCTCAATCTCGATCACCTGGTCAACTTTTCCATAGGCGCAATCAAGCAAGACTCGCGCCTTGGTTTTCTCTGCAGGTTTATCTGCGGGTTTCTTTGTAGCCATTTTGGTCTCCAATTTGCTTTAAACAGCCCACTTGCGAGAAATGGGCTGGCAAAGCAGACTGCTTAGGTTGCCGAATTCACGAAAACCTTGACTGCGGCTGTGTCGAGCAGGTTTGAACCTGTGCGAGTCCAGCCGACGAAACCGACTTGGCCATTCAAGGCAAAGGCGCTATCGTCAAAACGCAACATCGAAGTCGAGTTTTGAACGTCGCGGATCACAAACTGGCTGAAGTCACCAAAAGCAATCGACTTGGCGTTAGCTGCCATCGTTGCAACGTCATCATTGACCGTGAAGGCGTAGCCGCAAATGGTGGCTGGTACGCCGCCAGCAATGCCTTCTGCATCGCCTGGAGTCCAGATTGGGCGGCCGGTTGTGTCTTTCAACTTGCGAATGACTGCAACTGACAGATCCTTCAGCATGAAACGAGCGTTAGGACGATAAGCTGAGTTAACCGAATAGATCAGGTCAACCAGATCGTCATACGTCACGGTTGTAGCTGTACCAGTGGCACCAGTCTTGCCGGTTGCAGCGCGAGCCATAACGCCATAAGGCTTGCTAGAACCGTCGCCAGTTGTGTAATGCTGGTTAGTGATGCGAGCCAAACGGGTAGCCAAGCGATTGACAACAAACGACACGACGTCGATGGCTGAGTCTTGAACCAACTCAATTGGCAGGGCAATTTTCTTGCTGCCGTATTTGAATGGGTTAACTGCAACGGTGCCGAAAGTGATGTCGCCAGCGCTTGCTGCGCCGTTCTGAGCCACGATCTCGCCGACTTCCGAAGTACCGTCTGAAGTTGGGTAGTTAAGATCATTGCCACCAGCTGTGGTCAGGATCTGCGAAACTTCGCGCATTCCACCGAAGGCTTTCATTGCGTCAACAACCATCGCAGCGATTTCGCTAGGTACTGTGTACCCGCCTTCGCTTGATGTGCTGGTGCTCATCGCGTTGTGAATAGCGGCAGCCTGGTCAGGCGTGACATTCTTGCCATTACGCAAGTAGATGCCGAGCACGTCTTTTGCAGACATTTCGACAGACTTGCTAGGTGCGACGTTTTTGAAGAATGCGTCTGCATCCAAATCGCGCATTTTTTGATCGGCCTTGAGCTGATCTTGCGCGCGCTGAATTTCATCTGCGATATTGTCAAACTTCGCTTGTTCGTCTTTCGACCAGACGAGCGAACCTTTTTCAGACAACAAAGCGTTGGCTGAGTTTGCGAGGGCTTCGACTTTCTCGCGCAGAGCTTGAGTGTTTGTCATTTCGACTTTCCATAAAAAAAGCCCCTTTCGGGGCAATAATTGAGGCATCCGGCCTCGTCGGTTTGTCTACGCGAGAGCGTCAGGCAATCTGTAAAAGCCGCAAGCGATTTTGGTTAGCTGCGGCCATAAAAAAACCCGCTTCTGCGGGTTCGTTAATTGGTTCAGAAATAATTTCGGGTTCGGGCTGGATCGGCTCTGGCGGTGCATTTTTGAATGCCGAGAGGTTCCAGACATTCTGAGCGGATTTCACCGAATCGATGCGATCAATAAATCCGGCTGCAAGGGCTTCTTGTGCGGTAAACCAAGTCTCGGCTTCCATCATTGCTAGAACTTCAGCGTCACTCATTCCGGTTTTTTCTGTGTAATCCTTGATGATTGACAGCTCGATCTTCTCAAGCAGCGCTGCCATATCCATCATGTCATTTTTGTCGCCGTAAGCCATGCCAGAGGCGCAATGGATCATAAATAAAGCGCCCTCTTTCATCACGACTTCGTTGCAAGAGAGAGCAATCGAGGTGGCTGCCGACGCACAGAGCGAGTCAATGTGAGCAACGGTCTTACCAGAAAAGCGCCCAATTGCAGCCATAATGGCGCGGGCTTCAAAGACGCTGCCGCCAGGGCTGTTGATGTAGATGTTTAAGACGGGTGCGTCTTCAGCCTGGGCAAGCTCGTTAATCACGGCCGCTGCGCTGACGCCCCAGTATTCATCGATCACGTCATAGATATAGAGCGACGCTTCGGCCTCGTTCTTCACCAGCGTAAGAGGCTTAGCGATATTTGCGCGGTTGTCTGCGTAGAGTTTCATCAGTTTCATGCTGGTACCTGTGTCTGTGCTGCCGGATTAAATAGCTGATCGGCGGCGCCACCGAGTGGTTTATTTCCTGACTTGCGGCGGATCTCGTCTGGCGTCATCCAGCCCATGCCGGTTCCAGGTCCGCCTAGAGCAGCCCGGTTATATTCAGCCTGAGCTTTCAAGTCGCCTTCAATCAGCGCGTCGCGGTCAAAGCGCAGATACTTGCCTGAATCACGAGGGAATAACTTTCTGTTTAGCTCTTGCTCGATCTTGCGCAAATGAGGCTGCAACGTGTAAGTAACAAACCCGCGCGACATTGACTCAATGCCTGAGCCCCAGCTCGTCGATGCGGAGGTCTCGCCAATCATATGAGGCGGCACTCCGAAAGCGCGTGCAATGTCGATCACTTGAAACTGGCGCGCCTCGATCAGCTGCGCGTCGTCAGCGGTAATGCTGATTTCTTTGGCCGTTAATCCTTGAGTTAAAACTAGCGGAATTCGGTGGTAATTATCAGCGCCTGAGTATTTAGTTGAAAATGCAGACTGCAACGCTGTGATCTGATCGTCGCCCATCTTGCCGGGTGCCGAGAGAATCATCGACGGGTGAGCGCCATTCTCGAAAAACTTACCCGAGTATTGATCCATTGCGAGCGCATTGCCAACGGCCGAGCGTGCAGCGTACTGGATCACTGACATTGACTTCAGGCCATCAAAGCCAAAGCCGGGGAAGTGCAGAATTTCGCTTGGCTCGATCCACGTCTGAATGCCGTAGTCAGCGAGCGAAAGGTAGTATCGGACAGACCCGTCTGGCTGACGCATCGGCGAAACTGATCCGGCCGGCAAAGGCAAGAGCTCGCGAATAGCGTTATTTGAGCCGCGACGGATCCAAGTGTAAGAGTCACCGCGCAGCAGCTGGCCGACGCTGACATTTTCCCAATGCGACGCGGCCGTGAAGTTAATATGCGGCTGCTCGTTTAATTTGTACCAAAGATCGTCACGCGCTTGTTTAACGGGGATCTCGCCATCGGTGCGGTACAGATCGCAGGGCAAAGTCATAATCGCGCCAGAGATCCGCTGCACGCAAGCAAAAACCGCGGCCACGCGCATTGCTGACAGAGGTGTGACCAACTGACCCGCTGCGTAAGACGAGATCCCAAAGGCTTGCATGATCTCGTCGCTGTACTGACCCGTCGAGTCAATAGCATTTTTTGGGCGAGCGTCACCCTTGCCAAAGCCTAGCGCCCCGGCAATCTTTGTAAATACGCTCATAAATTCACGAAACCTTGGTCAATTTGATCTGTCGCTGGGTTAAGACTCATCAGCGATACCGCATTAAATAAAGCCATCAGAGGGTCAATTTTTGCAAACCCTGCTGCCTGCTTAGTAATTGATATTGCATTGCCTCTCGGCTCGATCTTTGCATTGCCGACACACCACGCCATCATCTTCTGGCCGCCGTGGATCATCATCCCTTCGGCCAACTTGCGCTCGGAGGTCTTGATCGCGCCTGTCATTTTCCAGCCCTGACTAATCCCGACTATCTTCTCGGGTGGTATATCCATATCGTGCAAGGCTTCGATGATTCCACCGAGGCCGTGTGGGTCGACCCCAACTTTATCCAAAAGACCGCTTCGCTCAACTTGCGACACGATCTGGGCAACGTCTGTCACGTCATCGCCAATTGTTTTAACGAGGGTTAAATCACCATCTATTGCGAAATCGGTAAAACGCGCACCCTCAGACTTTCGTCGCTCCATAACGGATGGGTGCGCCCAGGCATGAGTCCAGACCAGCCATTCGTGCGATTTGCGCTTTCTACCCACGACAGCAAAGCCAAGCAAATCGTCGAGGCCGCCGCCATCGATGCCAATGTCGATAACTTCACATTCATCCAGTATGGTTTGCAGCGTCACAGCTTGCGTCGCTTGCTCTTCCCAAAAATCTGCACCAGCCCAGCGATCAGAGCGAAGATTCAGCCCGATCTCTACGTTGGCGTGCTTGGCCAAGAATCCCCTAAAAGATTCCTCGCCACCTGTCTGTGCTTTCTTAAACTCGCGCTCTAGAAACTCTTGATCTACCGAATAACCTAGATTCGGGTTGACCATTCCAAGGTTCTCAACGAGTAGATGCTCTTTGCGCTCCACCATATCAGGTGG